CTCTGCTGGAATTGGCGGATCTTTCTTTTCCTCTGTTTTGCCGCCGCCTGCGTAGCAAACCTCGCCGCCCTTTTTCATTGCTTGGTATGGAGACATTGGCATTGGACGGGGAGGCATAGCACCAGGAGGCATTGGACGTTGTGGCATACTGGCCATCGGACCCATGCCAACGCCACCGCGCATATTTTGCGGAAGGGGTACACCGCCTTGAGGATTAGGGCGTACCGGCATACCGACTTGCGGCATTTGCGGGCTTAAACGCTGATTTTGAAGTCTTAATTTTCGATCAATAGCCATGATTAACAGATCCTTCCTTTGGTTTTGCCGCGCTGGGCGATGCCATCACCACGGCTAGAAGCCGATGTCATTTTAGGTTTTGCCGTCTTTACAGAACCCATCTTGGATGCCTTAACAGATCCACCATGTTTAAACCGAGTAAGCTTAAGTGCTTCCGTGCCAAGTTGTTTTGCTCTATTTGCCAGCTTAGGGATGCCATCATCAAAAATAGTGCGCAGATCATCCATGCGTTTACCGCCCTGCCTTGCCAAATCTCTCGCGGAACTTGGAATGTAAGGCTCAATCCTCTTGCCTACTTCTTTAATAGCCTTGCCTCTCCCAGCCAAAAGGCCAAGCGCTGCGCTATCTATGACATCGTTAATTTTCCCGTATTTATCTATTTTTTCTTGCAGTAGTTGCTTGGTTGTTTTTGAGCCATCGTTTAACTTATATTCTTTTTTTGCTGCTGGCGCGGTTTGTTTTGATTTTTTATAATCTTCCCCGATTTTATTCATGCGAGCTTCTGCCGTAGCCTCATCCTCATCAACAACTTTTGGTTTTGGTTTGCGTACAACTTGGCGTGGCAATGGCTTGGTTGGCTCAACCTCACCCTCGCCTGGCTCTGCCTTAAAGGATGCAGTCTTATCACCCGTATATAAATCTTTTGGCTTGCGCGCAAACTCAGCGTTAACATCACCTTGATTGGACTCTCTGTCCCTGCGGTCATCCATCACCTTATTAAACCGATCAAGCGCCTCTTTATCAATCTTAGGCTCACGTTTACCAAGTGACGCGTAGTCATAAATGCCTACGTCACCACCTTCATCAAACCGTTTTGCACGTTTCTTAGCCATGATTACTTACCCCTTGCTAATAAGCTGGTCAATTTTTTCTTCCAAGCGGTTAAACCGTTGGTCAATATGATCTGTAACTCTTGCCACTTCTGCTTTAGTTGCTGTATCACGAGCAATCTCCTCACGCGTTCTGTTCAACAGAATCGTTATGCGCGCAAGATCAGAAAACTTCTCATGCGCAATATACGCAAATAGACCGGTAAACAATGTCAATCCCCCAGTCCACGCCACTGTAATTTCCATGCTCAACATTTCCATCTTTTCAGTGACGCGGCTTTGCGTGTCGGTTGGCCTTTTTCGTCCTTCATTGGACCGGGCATTCCGCTCATACGAGCACAGAACGACTTCTTACGTGGGCCACCCTCGGGCTGTGGAGCCTTCAAGTTTGACCCAGTTGCTGCGTTGTAACGCGCACGGCCTTTAGCGGTAAGCCCCGCCCCCTGCTTAACCGGCAGCTTTTCACCACGACCAATAGCAAGTGATGGGGCTTTCTTAGCCATAATAAATTGTTGCCGTTACAGTTGTACCAAGCCCAACGTAAATACCGTTGGGGCAATAAATACCTTCACCGGGAATCTTAATTGGCAAACCTACCGTGCTAAATGTATCCAATTCCAACAACAAAGTTGTGTACATAGTTACATTACCAGTTGCGGACGCAGTTGTAGAAGTCACAGTAAACACGTTTGCATTTGTTACTGTAACCGCATAAACGGCGTCACGACTTGCGCCAGAGGTCATGTCTAAAAATACACGTTGCCCATTGACTAAACCGTGACCCGTAATAGTAACGGTGATTGTGGTTGTTGTTTGGCTGTATGTGCCTGATTTTTTAACTGTTGGATCAGCAACAGCCATATTACGTATTGAGGATGTGCCTGAAGTTACAGTAATACCTTTTAACCTTGTAGCGTAGTTTACCGCCGTGCCAGATGCTGAGGCATGATAGGCTTTAACGTCATACTGCATTGCCATGGCTTACCCCTTACCCGTAAAAAATGGTTGAGGTTACGACACTTGCTGCGGGCAATCCCACATAAATGCCATCTAAAGCCAAAACGCCTTCGCCCGGAATGAACGTATAAAACGATGTGCCAGTTGAACAATCAAGTTCAACCAAAATTTGGTTATACACAGTCACATCACCAGAGGTGGTTAACGTCCCTGTTGTAACTGTGAAAGTATCTATTGTTACCGCTGTTACTACATACATATTACTAACGCCGTCACCATCAGCAAACTGTAGCCACACGCGCGAACCTAAACCAACCCCATGCCCTGCAATAGTTACTGTGCAAGTTGTCGTTCCGGGGATGTCATACGTCCCAGATTGGGCTACGTTGTTTGCTATGGGTATGTTGTATGTAGTAGACGTTGTAGGAGAGATCACAACCCCCTTCAAGCGGGTGCGATAAGGCACCGCTACCCCCGAAACGGTATTGTGATACGACTTTACGTCATATTGCATCGTCATTTTCTTGCTCCGGTTCTGGCGCGTCTAGCCTATTTACAAGCATCTTGTACGCTTGGATTGTGGCTTGAGACTGAATCAAAAAGGTTTGGGCTTTCTGCGCTTCAGTCTCAAGATCACGAATCTCAGTCTCCAAGAATTCCTTGGTGATCTGCATATTAGCTGTTTGTCGTAGTCAGCATAATGTAGTAAGCAGTACCTGCGCTGTCAACAATCTTCAATGAGTTTGTAGCTGCGCCTTGGGTATTGGCCGTGATCATGCCAGATGGGACATTGAACAAGTTAGCCACCGTGCCAGTGCCGCTGTTTGTAAAGCGGATGAAAGAAGCACCAGTCCAAGAGCCACCAGAAGCAAAATCAGAGTCAGCTTGAATAGCTGCAATCGTACCGCCGGGGTTTGTAGACGTACCGCCCAAAGTAGCGCGAAGAGCATTACCTGCGCCAGAAATGGTACCAGAACCGTTGATGCTCAAGCTAATGTGAGCGCCATTAACAGTACCGGCAGTAGCTGCGCCAGCGCCTGTGACTCGAGTCAGGGCGCGATAAGTTTCCCCAGAGCCAGTGGATGTGAAAGTTAAACGCTGATAAGACAGACGTGTATCGCCAGTGGCAGCCGAAGTCGTAACATACGATTCAGACACATTAGTAGCGGTAGTCTCAACGATGGGAGAAGAAGCTGTTCCGGTAATAAAGCCATTATTAGATACGACCGGACCTGAGAAGGTAGTAGTTGCCATGATATAGGTTCCTTACATGCAAGTGAGGGCGTATCTGTCTGCATGTCGTCAGCCGGGACTGTCAGATACACCGGATAACCCCGGTATTTATATCTTTATACTATCAGCGGAGTGGCGCGTCAAGCATATTTAAACAACCAATTCTTATACGGCCCACGGGTTAAAGCCTTACCTGATTTAAGCGCCCGATTGGCTGTTGGCGGTTTTATATTCAGCGCCTCCCGCAAGGCTAAAATACTGGAATAAGTTGTGATATTGCCCGCCGCGTCTGTAGCTACAACAGCTTTACTCACCTTTTCCGCATGATCTGGGCGCTGCTTGCCGTACCAGAAGTTACCCTCTCCCGATAGCTTGGCAGATATTTTTGCCCGCACTTCTGAAGACTTTGGCTTTCCCAAAAGATAAGCGCGTATTTTTCCTTTAGATTCTTCTGTGTGAAGTCTTCCTTTGCTTGATCTTGAAATTTCTTTTAATGAATCACCTGTATGTTTATACCCCCAGGTTGGGCTTTTTTCTCCGCCAAAACCTAACATTGGCGCCGTTGCATTTACTCCAAGGTTATAGCAATACTCCTTACCAACATGTAGGGCAAGCCAAACATTTTCTGCTGCTAGTAAATCATCCTGTTCTGTAAGTGGCTCAACAACAACAAAAACAAAAGCTTGCTCTCCGTACTTGTCCCATGAGGATTGCAAGTAACGGTTATTGTGTTTACCTGTACGCAACTCTGAAAAATGCCGCGTCTTGCGCCTTTTTAAATCTACTGCGCTACCAACATAAAACTTGTTGTTTACTACATTAATTATTTTATATATCCCGCGTGCCATACACCCTCCTTGTTTAGACAAGCAAAGTGTACCTGATCTAAATAAATAACACAACAAGATAAACAAAAGGGGCCGAAGCCCCTTCTGAAACCCGCATGTAGCCTAGGTTTTAGTGTTATGCACCCGCGCTTCCAAACATTCCGAGCGGATCCGACCACCCAAAGCTGTAGCGCTCACGGGACTTGTAACGGACGTTGCCCGTGTCGAAATCACCATCCATTGAGTTGGCCAGAGGGGTACGGACAAAGTGCTTCATGCCGTTAGGAACGTCAGTGGTCAGGAACCATGCGTTCGAGTCAGTCAGGAAGTTGTTGACCGTGTAGCCTTCCGGAATAGAACCGTTGTTCTTAATTGCATTGATGTCGTTATCGGCAGTAGCAACGCGGAGTTCGGTTTCTAGCAGACGAGTAGCAACGAATTGCAACGCAGGTGGAACAACCAGCTTCTTAGGCTTAGCAGCAATCAGCAGGCCACGCTCATCAGTCCATGCAGCGATTTGAATAACTGCAGCTTCCAAGGAAGTCTCATTCAAGTCGGCTGGGGTTGAAGGAATGTTGCTGTTGGTGCCACCAGAGGTCAGTGGGTGTGATGCTGAAAACAGCGCCACGCCATCACCACCAACGTAAGCACTGCTAAATCCGTTGTTCAGGATCGTCGCGGCCTTAACTTGCTTGGTGTAAGCCATAGCACGAGCCAGTGCTTTGGTATAACGAGCCGACAGGCTGTCATACAGGTTGTCTTCGATGGCCTCTTCGGTCAGCGAGAAACCCAGAGCAATGGTTTCGTGGTTGTATCGAGCAGTCCATGCTTCTTGTGCGTTGTCATAAGCGATGGCTGAGCCTTCGTTTTTGACTGGCGCGGCGGAGAAGCCAGACAGCTTTGTCTCTTCTTCGAACGAACGCTCGGAGGTCTCAGTTTCGTAGATCTCTTTGTGTTGCTCACCGTAGGTTGCGTACTCAAGACCGAACAGAGCGTTCAGGCCCGGAAGCAGTTCTTTAAGTAGTTGTGCGCGTGAAATAGCCATGATTTAGCTCCTTAAGCAATGCTGGTGGCAGCGTAATACTGGTGTTGACCGAAGTTCAACTTAACCAGCAACTCTGGGTACTGTGCAAACACAATCGTCGAACTAGCCGCAAAAGCAGCTATCGGCGCAGCGTTCAAAATAAACGAAGTTGCCCCAGCAGCGGCTGCGGTATCAACAAACGAACCAGAAGCAATGTACTGACCATTAGCAGCAAGTGAACCAACATCTGTACCAACAGGCAATGCGAAAGGCAGAGCAGAGCAGGTAATAGTGGCACCAGAAGCGCTAACATAGGTAGCATTCCCCAAGGTCACAACGGTGTCAGGCACTACGCCCAAAACACGAATTGGCAACGCATCGGTAGTCGCAGGCGTATTGGTAGGAGCCAACAGCGCATTAGCAGAGTTACCGGTGTTTTCATTGCCTGCGTTATCAATCATAGCCAAGTTCTGGCCGATCATTGCACGAGCGCCAGAAGCCATAACAACGCCAGAAGAGCAGACAGCAGCTTTGAAGACAGTGTCAGGATCATCACAGACAATCGCAACAGCATCACCAGCGGTAGTGCCACCGGGCCAGTACTGAGCAAATTGTTTTTGCTTAGTTGTAGGGTTTGTATAGGAGCAACCCAAGAAAACACCTGTAACAGTGCCAAGGGTGCCAGTAGAAACGGTTAAACGCTGAATATTGCCACGGGTCAAACCAACTAGATCGCCGTAAAAAATATCAGTCGCATATCCGTAAGGAATCGCATATTCACGAGTAGAACCCGCAAATACTTGACCACCGATCAGATTGATCGGCTTTAGGCCGTAAGGGGCCGCGACAACAGGATAAGCCATATAAGACTCCTAAAAAATAAAAAAGTTAACGTCCTTTGCCAAACGATGTGGACGATTTACGCTCAGCAAAGAGCGGCATCCGGGCATCGTTTTCACGCATAAAGCTATTGTCCACTGCTTG